GGACGTATATCGGCACCGAAGGCTGAAAGACCAAGGGCTTCTCATGGCTGTTGTCGCAACAAGGTATAAGCCAAGCCTTACGCACCTTCTTGAGTTCGGACACGATTTTGTCATGGGAGGAAAGGTGTACGGTCGCGCAAAGGCCACGCACTACATCATGGAAGCCTTCAAAGCAGGCAGAGACAAGTTGTTGGAGACGTGCAATGTCGATAACCCGTAACCTCACGGATTTGGTTGCCGCGCTTGAAGGCGAAGGATTGCCCGTGGCGCAAATCAGATGGTTTCCAAACGAAGCCCCAGATGTTCCGTACTGCGTGCTGAGGCCGCTCTCAACGAACAACGTTTACGCTGATGGGGTTGTCAAGGCAACCTATGTTCCGTACTACCTGTACGTTTACACTCAGAGACGAGACATTCAGCTCGAACGAACGATTCAAGGTCTTCTCGACTCCATGGGAATCGCATGGAGCAGGGATACCTTTGAAGATTTCGAGGGAGACTGGATGTTCGTGTCATACAGCATCACCCTTATCGAAGAATAGGAGAACCTATGAGCAAGGTTCAGTTCGGCATTTCCAACTGCTACTATGCCGTGCGCAAGGCGAACGGCACCTATGAGACCCCCGTTCATATGGAGGGCGCTCAGAATCTGTCCATCTCCAACTCTGGCAATGATTCCAACATCATCTACGCCGACAACATCAACTTCTGGTCTAAGGCTGCATCTGCTGGTCGCAGCGGAGACTTGCAGATGACCAAGTTCCCCGAGTCCTTCTACACCGATATTCTCGGACAGCAGAAGGATGCCACCACTGGGATGCTCTACGAATCTCCCAACGACGTGTCGAAGGAGTTTGCCCTGCTGTTCCAGCTTGAGACCGACCTCGGCGCAAAGCGCGTCGTGTGGTATCGCTGCACCGCTACTGCTCCGACCTATACCGCAGCAACGGTGACTGATTCGATTTCCGAGGCTTCCGAGACCTCGACCATCACGGCAGCAGCAGCAACGTTCGGTACTGGTGCGAATGCTGTCAGCAAGACGCAGGGCGTCTGCGAGACTGGCGATTCTGCATACGCAAACTTCTTCACTGCCGTGGTCACTCCTACGGTTCAGGCTTAACACTACACGCATCTTGCTATGAGGGGGCGCTTCGGCGTCCCCTCTTTTTTTAAGGGGTGAAGATGGGCGAAACAAAAACAACTGCTGAAAACCGAGTGACGCTGAGCATGTTCGGCGAAGAGTACGAGCTTGAGGTTTCACTCGGAGCAATGAAAATCTACGCTGATACGTTCCGCGGATTTGTTGAGAAGCCATATACGGGCAACATGCTCGAAGACATGCTCCAAATCATGCGCGAAGTTGAGGGCGATGAATCAATGGCGTTCGGGCTTGCACCGCAAATTTACGGTATCGCATGGGCTATGGCTCGTGCTACTGGCTCGATGAAGCTGTCTTGGGACGAGTTCTCTGAATCTGTGAGCCATTGCGCGATTAACTACTTCGATTTCGCAGAAGCGTATAGCGCAATAATCCAGAAGCTCGGCTCGTCTACCTTTCGTCTCCCAGAGAGATTACGTGACCTTGGCGAACCCGACAAGGCCGAGGAAGAGGAAGACACGGAATCCGACAGCTGAGGAAGAGAATTGGCAAGAAGAGGCCAAGATTCTCAGCATCATGCAATGTGGATTCACATATAGCGAGGCATTCCATATGTCTCCGAGGGATGCTCGCAGGTACACCGCCATCCAGCAGGCTTGGTATGTTGGCGATGAACCGCAGGATGGCGTGAGGTATGCTACCGCTGCTGATGTGGCTGCATTTTTCTAGGTGGTGACAAATGGCTGACTATAAGGGCTTGACAATCAAGTTCTCTGGCGATGCGACAAGTCTTGAAGAAGCGCTTGAAAGTATCAATAAGCGTTCGGAAAAGACGCAGGCTAATCTTGAGAAGCTTGGTGCAGGTGCCAGTTTCGGTTATGGGCTGATGCAGAACGGTCAGCTTATCAAATCGTTCGGCGATAGCCTTACAAAGCTCGGCGATAGGCTCTCAATTTTCTCCGCTGCCATGCTTGTCACATTCGGCAGAAGCATGATTCATAGCGTAGAGGAGTTTGGAAACGTCGTTTCGCAGGTGGGTGGCTACCTCGATATTGACGGTGACAAGCTCGAACGTATGCGCGACCTAGCGCTGTACGTTGGTAAGGAGACACAGTATTCTGCGACAGAGGCCGCACAAGCAATGGCAGAGCTTGCAAAAGGCGGATTGACCGACGCGCAGATTGCCGCTGGCGCTCTTGATGCGACAATGCAGCTCGCAGCTGCTGGGCAAATGGATTTTGCAACTGCTGCGACGGTTACGGTTCAAGCGCTCAAGGCATTCAGCCTAAGCGCAGAAGACTCGACGGTTGTTGCCGATGCCCTTGCAGGAGCTGCAACAAACTCTGTTGCAACTGTTGAAAGTCTTTCTGGCGCATTTGCATACGTGTCGAGCTGGGCGCGTGAAGCTGGCTGGTCAGTAAACGATGTTTCTGGTGCGCTTGCGTTGCTTTCGGACTACGGCATCGAAGCAGAGATGGCTGGAACGGCACTGAGAAACGTTCTTTTAAGGCTTGCGGCACCGACCGACAAAGCCCGTGGCGTCATGGAAAAGTATGGTATCGAAGTTCGTGACGCCTATGGGAACATGAAATCTGCTACTGAAATCGTTGACGAGCTTAATACAAGCCTTGGCGGTTTGCAGGCAGACGAGCGTGATGCGGTTATTAGCTCGATTTTTGGAACACGAGGAGCAAACGCCGCTCTTGCTCTTATGGACGCTGGCTCTGCGAAGCTTGAGCAATACATCGGATATACGCACGAGCTTGGTGCTGCGGCTCGAATGACGCAGGCACAAATGGGAGACCTCGGATGGGCTTTGGAGTATCTTCGTGGCGAAGCTGAGACGGCATCCGTCAACTTCATGTCATCTCTTGAGCCTACGTTAATCGAACTTGCTCATGCGGCAGAGAATGTCTTCAAATGGTTTAATGCGCTATCCGAGGAAGAGCGAAAACATGTTGTGAACATGACGCTCATGGCTGTTGGAATCGGGCCAATTCTCTCGATTGCTGGAAGGGTAATCTCGGTTATCGGCACGATTACATCTGGATTAGGAGCGGCAATTCTCGGAACGTCCGCATTTGTTGCGACGCTTAACTCGACTGGCAGCGCGATGAAGGGTCTTTCAACTGCAATAGGAGCAACGCAGTTCATCAACGTAGCTGCCGCGTCCGAGAAGGCAACCGCAGCCGTTCGTGCACTTGAACTTGGGTTGTATGGACTTGTCGGCATTGCAGTAATCGCTGCTGGCGCAGTTTTGTGGAAGCTGACAGAGGGATGGAGAAAAGCACGCGAGGAAGCGCGGCTTTTCCAAGAACGAACTGAAAAGCTTAATGGCGCAGTCGGCGTTATGGGCGATACGGCGCTCAGCTCAGTCCCTTCGATTGAAAAAGCATCTGGTGCATATCACAATCTTGGCTATGAAGCCTATACGAGTGCAGAGCACATAGATTCGCTTGCAGAGGAGCACCGCAGCCTCGCTGAGCAGATGGAGTCAAGAAACAAATCTGCGCAGGGAACCATCGACACGCTCTCCACTGCAAAGCGTTTCATAGACGAATATGCTGGCGCAGAGCATCTTGCCGCCGAGGAAGTTGCCAAGCTCCAGTGGGCGCTCAACGTTGTTAACCAAGAAACAGGCCACAACTATGAGCTGATGTACGCATATAGCGGTGTTATCGGCGAAAACGGAGAAGCCGTTGACAATCTGACCGATTCCCTTGATGCGCTTATTGATGCTCGAATCCGTGAAGCGCAGGCTGCTGCAATCAGTGCAAATCTGACAGAGGCGTATAAGGAGCAGTACGAGCTTGAGCGTTCCAAATCAGAAATCGAGCGCGTTCTTGCCCTAAAGCGTGCGCAGCTTGATGAACTCAACGCTGACATGGCGAACGGGTTCTACGACTATAACTCCGCATCATACAATGCAGCCCTCAGAAGGGCTGACGAGCTGTCTAGCGATATTGCAGAGCTTGAGCAATCGCTGAACGGCGTCGATGGCATGATGCAAGATAACGCCAGAACAATCGACTTCTACACAGAGAAGTATGCCGAGCTTCACGGTGAGATTGATTCTACTGACGCATTGCTTGCAACGCTTATCCACAACGCAGGCGAAGGTGTATACGGAAGACTCAATGACCGCGATGAAGAGTTTGCAAATCGTCTTCTTCGTGTAAACCAGCAGCTTGAGAAGAACAAACAGGCTACCATTGACTACACGCAGTTCACCGCAGAGCAGTGGAGCGCACTTGTCACCGCGCTTAATGCCGACGGATACAAGCTTGAGGACATGCTCGCGCTCGTCACTGGAAACCTTGACCTTGCATCGTCCGATTGGCGCGGAATCATCGAGCAATGGGCTGCTGATAACGGCG